TGTGAAAGAATTATAACCATACAGAGTCACGCTCGCTCCTGCTACTACTGTAATCTGACCCGCACCTCCCTGAACCAATTTACAATTGAATCCATCGCTCAATGTGCTTGGTAAGGTTACGGTGATGTTAGCAATATTAGTCATTAAAATTACTTTGCCATTATCACTATCGCTTAGTGTGCGAGATGTCGTAGTGTCTGCTACTGTGTCTGAAAATAAATTTGTGGTTAATGTGACTGCTCCTGTCGATCCGTTGACCGACTGCACAGGTGCTAGGGTCATCAGGTTAGTAGCGGTGACTTTTTTAGTAGTTGCGGTTCCTGCGACATCATCCACGATAGGTAAAATGTCTGCCCCTACGGGTGTCGCTAGGTTAGTTAATTCTGTAATTTTTTTCGTAGCCATAATAATTTTTAGTGAAGTGCTGTCCAAGCTCCGTTGGCTCGTCCGTAAAATTTATTCTCAGTAGTGTTGTAAATCATTTCTCCGTCAGTCGGACTACTGATGGCATTCATCTGCGTAGTAGTCATCCTCGGCATAATCACACCACCTGTTGTAGAAGCTACTTCGAGGGGGGCGGAAGGGGCGATTGTGCCAATACCCAACTTACCGCCATTAAAAAAAGAGTCTCCGTCAGAGTTAAGTTTAACACGATCCGCGTCTTCGGTTTCATTTGTTCTTAATACTAAACCCGGTTGCTGTACCGATGTGGTATCTCCTACTGCGTATGAAATGATAGTACTACCGCCTGTAGGAACTCTAAATGTAGATACTCCATCTACATCTAAAAGTGTATTAGGACTCGCAGTGCCAACACCGACATTGCCGCCGTTGAAATAAGAATTTCCGTTTGAAAGTATCCTTACGACAGAGTTACCTACATTATTATATGCATCTATCCGACCATAACCGCTCGAGTCATTAGATAAAGATGCGTGAGTTATTCGTGTACCATCAGCGTGTGTACTTGTGATACCTATAGCTTTACCAAAACCAAAAACATCCAAAGGATATATGGGATTCGTAGTACCAATACCAACCTGCCCGGAAGAGTCGATGCGTATTGCTTCAGTCGAATTTGTGCGGATCGCAAGCTCATTGGTGGCAGGTGCATGAATTGCCACCGCTGAACTGCTTGTGCCTGTTTGATCCAAGGCGTATTCATCTGCGACTACATTTCCGTTGACATCCAACTCTTGGGTCGGGGAGGTTGTCCCTATGCCAACCTTCGTTGTGCCAATGGCGAGTGCGGATGTTGTGCCCTCTCCGTCTAAAACAGCCTTAACTGTAGAGTCCACTCCGTTGGTGTAATCACCTACTTGGAGCAGTCCCTTGTAGGTATTTGCGGGTGTTAAATTTTGTAAATCACTCATAGACTATATTATCTCCGGCTTCCGTAAGCATGGGTTCATTGTTCTCCGTCAGGAGTGCGTTGGCGGGTACTCCATCACCACCTGATGGGATACCACTCCCTGTGAAGGGTCTTGCTACTCCTACATTTAGATCAAGAGACAGCATTTTACATCTTGTATGCTAAAACTGCACCACTCGTAAGTTGAAATGAAGTAGTGCGTCCATAAATCGCGGTATTTGTTGGTAATGTGGTTGCGTCTCCACCTGTACATAAAGCAGAGATGTTTTCTACATTAGAAGTAATACTCGCAAAAACTGTATCCTCTGTGCAAACAATTGCAAAAAAGTCTCCTGTGTGAGTTGCAGTGTCGTTGATATATTTACCCCCGTTAAGTCCTAATCCTCTGTATTCGTTTGCCATAATTAAATTGATGTTTGAATTGTTGTTCCGTATGTGACGAATTGTATAAAGTTTTGCTGTCCTTGCTGACGCTCTAGCTTATCTAGTTCCATTGTTATGAGTGATTCAGCCTGTTGAAATGCTACCTGTCCTTTTTCCATTTGACCATCTGCGGTTAACCAATCCCCATATGCTCCGTAAACCGCATACTCACTGAATACATAAGGGAAGTCTACACTAGTAGATGTATAATCAGTAAATGGGGCACGATATAAAACAAATACAGGCTTAGTGCTTGAACGATCAACCAATGTAATTTGACCAAAATCTGTATCAGAGCTTGAAGAAAATTCTACACGATATGCCACCTCATCTGCAAATCCTGTATCATAGGGATCATTATTAGTAACACGTAAAACCTCTCCTATAGTATCACTAAACTCTAGAACATTCATCACAGTTGATGATGCTGTAGCACCACTTCCACTTGCTGAGATAAGTGAAACATTTGGCGCAGAGGTATATCCTGTGCCATGTGCAGTTACTGCCACACCATTCACTCGACCTTCTGAGTCAATTGTTGCAGTAGCAGTTGCTCCTGAGCCTCCACCTCCTGTGAATGAAACTGTAGGAGCGGATGTATAACCTGATCCACCATTACCTACATTTACATTGCGTACTTGTAAGTCGGGTGTCTTCTGCTCTAAGCGAATAGTATCAGGCCACCTTGTGCGTTCCCATGCCAATCTACCAAAGCGATTAAAACTGCGGATGGCCGCATTTTGCTCATCCGACAATAAGCTATCTACCCCAATCGTGTGTTTAAGATTGGAAAGCATTGTGCTTATTGGTACTTGTCTCATGCTAAAGTCTTAGCTCTAAACGATGGGTTGTCTCTAAAAAATTCTCTTACAAATGATTTATCATTCCAACAACCACGATGCGATTGATGCCAACGAAAGTATTCTCTCGCAGGAATTGATCCCTTTAATTGACCTAGACCATCTGTCTTAGCCACACCCATTTCTTTATTTTCCTTGCGCACCATCTGCTCGCGCAAAGATGCTTCATGCTTTTCTAAATCCACTTCATATCGTAAATAACGATCCAAGTTTTTCATAAACTGTGAACCATTGCCTCCGCTCCATTTTGGTAGAAGTATGTTTGCCATAATAAATTGGGTTGGAAAAGGGAGTGACCCGTTCTATAGGTCACTCCCATATTCCTAAATGCTGTTAAGCAAATTGTCCGAGGTCAACAATACGTAGACCAATAACAATCTTTCCGGCTGTAGCTGATGCAATAGCGGCATCTGTGACTTCTAAAAGTACAGATGTAGCACTACTTGTTCCACCTACAGGTTGTGATTGATTACCTGTGAAGGCATCCCCTGTATTGAAAACAGGAGCAGTCATAGCATCAACATCAAGAGCATCGATGAACTCATCAGGGTCTCCTGAAGAAGTTCCTACATCGATAACCAAAGAGGTTGTACCAGCGAACGCTTCTGATTCATAAACTCCTACACATTCAATAGCACCACCCGCAGGGATGGTTGCGATGGTAGCTTGACCACCATTTCCAATTGTTTGTAGGTCTTCATAGGTAGCAGTGTATACGTGAGTAAAACCGCGACCTGCTTCATTGTTACTTAATTCTGCCATGTCTTATGTTCTCCTAATTAATATTAGTTAAAGTAACCATGAGCTTTTGGACTGTGAACTGCGAGACCCGCAATTATATCACAGAAACCACGCCGGCCACCACCTTGATTTTCAAGCTCAGAATTAGATTCAGCTTTCAAAGTATGGATTGCTACGTACTCAGGGTCGATAAGAAGACCTGCATCACCATCAATTGTGTCGCTACCCGATGTGCGGTTTAAATACACGCTAGGTACTATTGCAACATTTCCGAAATCTCCTTCGTAAAAATTGACTGATAAGGTTATTTTCTTACTCTCAGCAGGTTGAGTAACTTGGAAAGACAAGGCGGTTGTAGAACCTTCTTGACGAGCAAAGTCACTGATTTCCTTTTTGAGAGTAGGACCGGCGATAAGAGTAAGTTGACCACCGGGCATTCCGTTAGCTTCATAAAGTTCTTGGAGAACGCTATTGAAGGTTGTTTCGGTTTGCGTAGCAGTTGTGTCGTTAGCAACATTCTGAGCAAAAGCAGGAATGTCGGATGGTTGACCACCAAGACCGAGGAACTTAAACATTCCACGAGTTTTGTATGGGGCACCGGCTCCGGCTTCAGCTTGACGATCTTGACCTGAACATACAGCTGCTTCGACATCCCGCTTTAATTCTCTTACTGCTTTTGCTTCGGCATTGGCGAACTCAGATGTGACGCCCGCTGTAGCAACAATCTCTTGGATGTCACTTACTGCAAAACTTCTGCGAAATTTCTGAACATAATTTCCAATACGAGCGCGATTTACAGCTTTGTTATCAAAAGCAGTAACGTCCTCACCTTCATTTACTCCATCGAAGCTTGGTGTACTAAGATCATCCACTTGGACTTCAAAGAAAGTACCACTTGCGGTGGCTTTCTGTGCCATACTTGTGAATGGTGTTGATTCCGGCTCCATAATTGTAAGGACGTCAGTTAAGTCCTCCCGGTTGCCGGATGTGTTATAACTTGCGGCTTGTGCCATAATTAATTTCCTCCTAAGATTTTTTTATTTTTAAATATTGTTGGTAGTCTGCCATTGAGCCTGAAGATTCATATTGCTTCTTCGCCGCCTCCACAGCTTTCAGTTTCATTGATTGATTAGATTTAGGTCTTGATGTACCTGCTTCTGTTGATGCTACAGGTGCTTTAGGTTTAGGTGGTGGTTTAGCAGTATTTTTCTTTCTACCCTCAATTGCTTTATACCCCTCAATCATAAGACCCATTGCATAATTAGCATTCGGAAGTAGCTTCTTAAATGGTTGATAAAGCGGATTATCATTCAGTTGATTGAACAACTTGTAATCTTCACTATCAGGATCACTTAGAAACTGAAATGTATCCTTAGCCATTTCGTCAGCTTGCTTTCTTTCTGATAACCATGTAGCTCTCGCAGGAACATCTTTGCGTAACAAACGTTTTGCATCTGCTCTGAATTTCTTTAGGTCAGCTTTTGTGAACTTCTGATCACCATTTGTGGCAATAAATTCATTACCTTGGTCATCGTATTGAATTTCGTTGTCCATGCTATCTTCTGTCCACTCAATCAAGTCATTAAGTTGCTCAACTTTCTCAACTAGAGATTGCTCATCAGTAATATCAGATAAAGCATTATCTTTTAAGTAACTTGGAGTAGACCCTTCTTCAGCTTGCTTTGCTTGTTGTTGCAATACCTCATTCTGTGCCTCTAATTCCCGTTTTTGACGAGTAAGAGTACCGAATCTCTTAACAGCACTTGCATTTAAAGCCTTAGCTAGATCACGACTTTCGTCCTCTGATAAGCTATCTAGATCAATATTAAACTTTGAAAGAACATCTGAAGTCTGTGGAGGGGGCGAGGAATCATCCTCGTCTTCCGCATCTTCAGCAGACTGTGTATCCTCAGTGACTTCTGTTGAATCCACAGCTTCTTCAGTGGACTGTTCCGTCTCTTCGGTACTTGCTTCAGGTTCAGGATCGTTTCTTTGTTTGTTTTTCAATAACTGATCTGCAAACTCCGCAACGGATACATTCCCATCAACAGGCTTTTCTATTTCCACAGAATTTTCGGAGGATTCTGAGTCAACCTCTTTGGTAATTTCGTCCATAAATACTCAAGGCAATTAGCCTAGTAGATATTAAGCTATTTATTTGATGTAAATATTGCAAGACTTATTTACATATTTATATCTATGCACAAAAAACCCCCTACGTTACCCCAAAAACGTAGAGGGCTATGGGTATTACACATAATCTACCTAAAGTTTATATAGTACATCCAACTCCTCGTCAATAGCTTCTAGCTTACCTGTGATGTAAAAGTGCCTGTTTGTGTCTGAGATGTTCTCAGGAGTCTGCAACGCCCTAATCGTTTCTTCACGCATACTCTCACGCACTTCGATATACTTCTTGAAGTTAGGATCGTTTTTGAGAGCGGACATCGCTCTGATTGCGTCTTCATGGTCAATTTCGTGATCTGTTTTACCAATTGCACTCATTTCTTCTTTGTTTTTCTTTTTCTAACAATAGTCCTTACATTGGTAGGCTTGCCTCCAACTCCTTGTGGTTTTGCCCTTTTTCTAGCTACTGCGCTTTTTCTTTGTGCCGCAGTCATACTTTTTGCTTTTGAGCGTGGCACACACTTTGGGTACTTTCTTTTACTTGTTTTAGTAGATTTTCGCCCACAAGGTTGGTACTTGCCCTTTTTCTTAGGCGCACCAATGTCTACCCAATCTCCTTCTGAGCCTTTACCAAACCATTTTTTAAGGCTCATGCGTTTTTATACCTACCACCTCTTTTTTTATAGGTTTTAACTAACCACGCATTTGCGTAAGCAGATGGATAAACATCAAACTTTTTTTTAGCTTCTGATTTAACCCTTGAATAAAGAGCCGGATTTGTGGGTTTTGGTTTTTTCTTCTTTGCTACCATTTTTTACAACTCCAATAACCTGCGGTTAATTTAGACTTTTTCTCATCGCATTTATGTCTTGCTCTGAAGGAAGCTCGTCTAGCAGGTATATTTTTCTTAATGGACATGTTCGGATCACCGAATCTGACAAGACGGACTTTATCGTTCTCCTTAGCAAGAACAGCAAACTTTTTAGATTTACCCGGTGTCCTCTTAGGCTTATTGTAACCACTAAAACGTTCACCACGATAAGTGATACTCATTTTTTCTTCTTTTTGACTTTCTTACCTATCATCTTTGCGTACGCTTTTGCGTTCGCTTTACCCTTTTTAGTGTAATCGAATTTTTTCTTACCTACCATTGGCATGATGTTTTTCTTTCTATACTGCTTACTTAGCAGTTTCACCAAACTGTGTGGGAGTCGCCCCTAGTCGTCCAATCGCCGCATTCTGTTTCTGCTGAATCTGCATTTGACGCTGTTGCATATAATTCTGAATTCTCTCCTGTAATGCTTGGTCTTGTTGTGCTTTTTGTTGTATGTCAGGTTGTGATAACCATTGTTGAAATACTTGCATCTTTAACTCATGTGAGTCCTGTGGTCTTACATTTGGTGGTACACCTGCCACAAGTTCAGCAATTGTTTGTCTCTCCTCCTCTACTGCCTTCTGTGATGCAGTCTCCTTGGGGATCATAATCTTCTCGGAAGCACCGGGCATTATCTGTCCTACTGCAAGCTGAAGAAGTCTCTCAGTATCTAATGTTCCTGATCTATCTAAAGCAGGAGCAAGTTCTGCAATTGCTTTCACTCTTTCCAACATCTGCTCAGGATCTTGTGTTGCCACATCAAACTGTAAGTAAAAGTCAAATCTTTCGCCCGCTCTACCTTTATTAAACTTCTGTACATCTTGCATTCCTGTGACTCGAAAAAACTCAGCGTCCGGCCCATATTGCTGATACAAAGTCCACACTTGGTCAAAGACATATTTAAGGTGATTAAACACCTTATTGATAACTGCTTGCTGTTTATTCTGAGATTCAACCTGATCAACTCCGGGGGCAAAGTTACCAAAGTATTTATCAAACATTTCTTGGATGTACCTACGAACCTCAACATTACCACCATCAAACCTTGGTGTATCTGCCCAACGAATCTCACCCGGTGTCCGATAGGGAACTCTTACACCCGGCCCCCATTTGGTTGGTGGCCGCCCTAATGGATGCTCTAAAGGTGGAAGCGTTGCCAATGATTGACGATCAATCATTGAGTCAGTCTCGATCTTCATTACCTGTTGCAAGGGTTCTCCAAGCTCAGGAATTGATCTAGATGAATAAAGTCTTTTACTTGTTTGTTCGTACTTAGTAATTACGAATGGATACTTGCCATGAGCATAATCCAATAACTCATGTTTGGCATAAAGATCAGGTACATCAGGATGCAATATTGTGCAGTAAATACCGGGGACATCATCTTCATCAAGCAATCTTTGATAACAGTACACTATTCTAATAGTCTCATCATCATCACGAATAGCTTCATCCATCTGACGAACATTGTAAAGTGTATCATCCCTTTGTGTATTTTGTGCCAACTCCATTGCCTTCTCAACAAACTCCTCATCCCATCCCTCGGATGAAATCTTTGCGCGAAGTTGCTCAGGAGTCATATGAAGCACATGAAAAACATAAGGTGCTTCCTGTGGATCTATTGTGTAATTTGGCCAAAAAACATCTTCGTCAGGAGCAAGTGCTTTTAGTCTAGGTCTATTTACTACTTGTCTAGTTACAGGTATTGTGGTTGTACCCTGTTCACGCAACTCACGAAGCATACTTTTCGCTTTTCTCTTAGATACTTTAAATTGATCTTTAATAGCTGAGGATAACTCGTTATCCATACTTCCATCCTGTATAGCTTCTGCTATCTCAGGTAAAGCCTGTGCTATCTCATCCAAGCGGATTGTTTGTTGTTGTTTTAAATCCTGTGAATCGTACCACACATAGTGACACATTAAACCTTTTTCAAAGAAATGATTAAGACCAAGTTCTAATTGATCATAAAATTCCTCCATTTTAGTATTAATTATCCAACGCAGAAACATAGATATTACATTGGCTCGCTCAATGTCACCTGACTCAACAGGTGTGGCAACGATATGTGCCTGTCTTACTGCATTCATAACCATCGCGACACACTTGTTGATCTGATTATCAACCATGCGTATCTCCTGATCACTCGCTCCATCCCAAGGGAATACATCTCCTGTGGAACTAAGGTTTGAGTGTTTCTTAAAGTCGTCAGATTTACCTGACCACATGCAATTCCTTACATCATAATCCTGTTGCCTACGATCTAACCACTCACCAAGATCTGCCTGTGTTTTTCGGTAGGTTTCTGCTAAGTAATTAATGTCAGGTTCTTTGCTGACATAAAGTAATTCAGGATCAGAAGCGCTTTGCATAAAGTTATACTATTATCCACATAGTCAAAAATAGTCAATCAATATCCACCACCACCTGTACAAGCAAGTGATGCGTCTGTAACATGTTCAGGTTTACTTACCATTAAATATCTCAATGTGTCAATGTAATCTTTAAAGTGTTCTGCTCTACTTTGACCACTGTATTCTAGCATACAGCTTATTAGATTCTCGCACCTGTCTGACACAAACAACTGAGGACGATTCTGCTCGGTCATTGGTTCAGTATCATCCCAAGATAAAGCATTGTTTATGGCCGCAATGCCTGACTCAATTTCAACACCGGGGGCAGGTCTCATAACAAAATCTAGATTAGCCATTGTATTTATTATATTACTCTCACCTTCCTTCTCCCTGACTGTGGCGGCTCCCATACGAGGGTCAACAATCCGCTCAAATATATGCTCCCCACCTTCTAATGCCTCAAAATGCTCTTTATACTGACTGTAGCCCCATCCAAGAGGTCTTTGAGCAGGACCCGCTTTGCCTACACTCTTACCAACTCCATTGACATGAGGCAATGCCCAATCACCCATACTTGTATCAGGAAACTCCCTATAAATATAGATAGTACCATCCTCCAATACGGATGCCCAAATTGCTACCCAAGGCTTAGAACCACCGGGGTCAGTAACAAAATACTTAGTCGATGGTATAGTAGGATCAATAATAGTAGGTATTGTTTCATGTGGAACAACATTGGTTTCTCTTGTAAATTTTGGAAATCTACCCTCTACAGCTTTACTTGGAATGCCGAATAATCTAGCAAGCTTAACTTCCTGTGGTTGTCTTGCATATGTATTAATTAATTCTTTGCCATCAATAAACGGAGAATCTTCTGTCCAAAAGTAATATATTCTACAATTAGGCCAATTCTTACAAATCTGTTCAGTAGGTAATTCTCTACCCATAATCTCAGAGTATCTTGTCTTTACAGTTTCAGCACCCTTTAACAAACTATTGATCAAAGGTGTCCAGCCCTGAAGTGTCGTGAAAGTCAAAATTAGTCGACCATGATAGTCAACTGTACGACCTAAGAGCGTATTAAAAATTGCCTCAGGTACTTCTTCGTCAAGGTGTATGCAGTGTGCAGACCAACCTTCAAAAATCTGAGGATCAGCTTGATACTGCCGATAGTTATTAAAATAAATCGTACTACCCCTCTCAGCACCTTCTTGGGTGGGGGGAAATATTGCTTTAGAGGAGTTAAATCCATTCTTTTGATTATATTGTAGAGAATGATTCTCACTCTTTTTCTTTGCCCTCTTGTACCGCATTGGCAAGTTCTGCCATATATATTTCTGTGCATCTGATATACTTCTTTCTTCTGTTACGTGCATACTTCGTATTTCAGCTTCAGGTATTGTTTGAGCTAAATGAACTAGCATACGACTTGCAAACATAGTCTTGGACGATCTGTTGCCGCCCAAAATAACATGAATCTTGTCATTCTCCCAATTATCCATCACCCTTTGCCAACCGGGTAATGTCCATCCCCATTGTATAGGATCTTCCTTCTCAGAGTTTGGTTGATGTAAAATTAAATCTGACAGCATTGCTGTCTTCTCAGGTGGCAATTGATCAATCTGCTCATCACTTAAAGCACATGATAACTCACCCTTGCGGATTTCTAACTCTTCCAACCAAGGGATGCCAAAATGGGCATCTACCTCATCTGCGTAAGTTATCTTAGGCATAGTTCTATTTGTTCGGGTAGTTTTTCCTCTCCCGCCTGAATGCGAAAATATCGATGAAGAGTATCTGTCATCTTAGGCCCACGAAACCATCCTGTACCATCACAGGATTCGACACCTAATTCCTTGCACCTCAGAAGATTCTTCAGGGTATTAATTGCTCCTACATGGACTCTTTCAAATGCATCTGTCCACATAGTTAGGTTGCGTAATTTCCACTCCATAGTACCTCCAACGAATACTACATCAGCTTCGGTTGGAACATCGGCGGGAGTCATTCCATCTTGTACGCAGAAAGACCAAGGAAGATCATACGATTGGATAAGTATTGGATACCACTTATCCCACATCCTTTTCGTTTCATCAGCATCTCCAACTTCATCGGGTACATTGACAAAACGAGGCTTGAGAATTGTTTCGTTATAGTAATCAAGCATCTTTAGGAAATCATGTTCGTTCCATTTTTTACCTGATGACCAAACTGCAAACCTGCCGTTGTCTATCGAATAAGGTATCCAAGGCACAGGTTCCCTTACTGCTGACTCAGGAGTAAATAACCAACCAACAGGATAACCTTGGCCTGCCCAATAATGGACAATGCCTTTAGCGTTATTTGATGGCATCACAATCATTTTGAAACGCCCGGATCAAAATCAGGGAACTCTATATTTTCGATTGCTTCTTCTAATGTTGGAAAGATGTGATCAGCATGGTAGCGAATCCAAGGACTATAAGAATTTGTAACTACGATGACTTGCTTACGAAGACTCCATGCGAAGTAAATCTCCATCGCAGTGCCATATGAAGGATGATCGCACTTAGCTAGAATAGTATCGCAATACATAATGCTCTTCTTGTCTCCCTCTACAATCTGCTTGGGTATTCCTGCAATTGTCTCCCTGCCCCGGTAATCTGCATCTGTAGGTTTCATGCACATTACATTCTTCTTCATTAAAAGTTTGTGCGTAGCTTTTCTCCACCGGATACAAGTGTCATCTTGCTCATAGATTGGTCCCGCTAAATAGACTAATTTTGCCTCTATCATCCATTCACCTCCACGCACATACCAACCTTACAGACTTTGACTGATTCGAGGGTAATATGATCAGGGAACTTTTTATCCATTAGTTTTAACCACAAGTGCCGAGCTATCATTTCCGCAGTGGGATTCTCAATAAACTCATTTAAATATGTATGGTCTAACTGCTTAACAATTGCCCCTGCCTTGGTTTGAAACTCTTCATGCGGAATAACCCACCCATATCGCTCATCAGGTTCTCCACTTATAGTAACATATACCTCATGCGAATGACCATGTATCCTTGAGTTCTCTTTACCAATGCCCTCTATTCTATGAGCCGCCTCAAATGTAAACTTCTCTGTTACTTTAGTTTTCATGCATACCCCTCCACTATCGTGCAATCCTTTGGATCAATCAGGAATACAGGCTCAATATCCTGTGGGTCACGTGTGCTTACAGTACGTCCACCATACTCAAAAGTATACTCCTTATCAAAGTCCCAAGTGTGAAAGCATAACAAATCTTTGCATTTGTATATTAAATTAAACTTCTTCTTGCTTGTGTCATGCAATAACTTAGCCGCTTCGATCTTCTTGTAGCTGATCATAAACGGAAAGTCACCATAGTTCATCTTCGGGCATTTAAGTTCTGCCCAACTGTATTTATTACCCTTCTGAACCAAGAAATCTACCTTCCACTTAACAGGATTCAGCTTAATAAACCTACACTCCCATTCACTTGAAAGGAACTTTCTTACCTTTGCCTCATTATCGAGGTCTGCCTGTGTCTCGTATATGGGTCTACTCACTGCCTCGCCTGTATCTCCATTCCCACAATTATTGCCTCTTCGAGCGTTTTGACCGGGATTTCTTCTTTACCCACACTGAACCCTTCCGTATCTCCTCCAACCTCTCTTGGCTTAATTTCAATGGTGGCGGCCCCAACTTTTTCAAGTCGCACGGTGGTAATCTTTGCGCTGATGGTGGTAGCGCTCGACCATATCTTGTCCAATAAAGAGGATGATATTGCTTGGGTATTTTCACCTTGCATTAGATGCATTACTTTCGATGACTTCCTTAAATAAATCACAACATCTGCGTTTTAGGTTTTGGTTCTCAGCCTCTAGCTTCTCAATCTTCTTTTTTAAATCCTTATTCTCCTCACTCAATCGACCTACCTCTTGTGGCCAAGGATTCAACTTTTCACCTGTTGGTTTGTATGCATTCATTCGGGGTCAATCTCAGACTCAAATCCTATTACTTCTTCATTCAACCATTCTTGTAATGCTTTTACATAAGATCCTGTCAGATGCTCCACATCTAAATCAGACTCCTCAAACCATCGATTCAGGCAACCTTTAACTTCACCCTTAAATTGTTCCTTTGCTTCTGTTTCTTTGTCCATTTTTATAATTGGTGTCTCTCTTAGGTAATCTCCTTTGTATATTAGTACGATAAGTATTCGGTGGGCAATCAGGATCTCTTTCTCCCTTACGATATCTTAGCTCATTATTTGTCCAAAAATGCATCCAACCACGACTAAGTTCTTCAGGAGAAATATAACATCCAAACATAAAGTTTGTTTCAGTCATCGCATCCAAAAGGACATTTACCATGCCCTTCCTGTGGGCAACTAATACCCTTTACATGATCGGGATGTGGGTTTCTTGCACAACCACCTACTAATAATAAAAATAGAGCAATCCTAACCCACCGAGTGTCGTGGAGGTCTCCTTGTTTTCCTATCGCCTTGCGGCCAAAAATTAGGATTGCTCTGAAAGTTTTTGCCATAAAGTTCTCCATGCTAATTCTGCTGTTTGTGGGCAGACTCCGTTCCCCAAGAGCCTAAGTCTGTCCACCCGATGGGAAGTCCCATCAATTGCTCCACCCAATTCGGATTGAGCTTGCCCGTTGTCTGTCTGCTTAGTGTTTTCTTTCCCTCCTCCAACCTTTTCTTCGCTGCTTCGGGAGTGCTTGCGAGATGTGCGTCCCCCATTATCGGTGTTGCCCACGACTCTTGGTGCTTCCCATTCGTATTGTTGTTCATTTGGTCTTGATGGGAATTTAATCGATTCAAATCCCTTCCCAAACACTTCTGACCACTGTCCACCCTTGTCCTTGCTCCCTCCACATGGTCGCTTGCCTGTGGTGTCCCCCATCTCTTTGCTTCCTCCGAAAGCACTTTCCCTCCTGTCCCCGGTTTCCGACTCCCCGGATTTCCTGCCCTCGGAGATGGCCAAGATAAAGACTCTTTTTCTTTGGTGGGGTGCGCCAACTTCTTCCGCTGAGAATACTCCCCATACGCATCGGTAACCTTCTGTTTCCAAATCGGACAGGACTCTCCATAACCCCATCGAGGTATGTCCGAGGACATTCTCAAAGAAACACCAAACAGGTCTAATTGCCCTGATGTGTCTTCGGATGTGTGGCCACAAGTGCCTTGGGTCTTCTTCTCCCTGTCTCCTTCCGGCTGAGCTAAATGGCTGACATGGATATCCTCCAACGATGCCACATATTTTTCCACGAAACTCTGATGATGGGAAGGTTTTAACATCAGACCACAGAGGTGCTGTACATAGTCTCCCTTCCTCCATCGCTTTAACCAATAGAGCTTGGACATAAACTTCGATCTCCAAGTAACAGACTGTTCTAACATCCATGCCTGCTCCTCTGAGTCCAAGCTCAATCCCTCCGTAGCCTGTACACATTGAGATAACATTTTGGGGACTATCCACATCTATCTAACCAACATCCACATATCGCCCTCAATAAACCTGACCGATACTTGTTCACCCATCTTGCGATGCTTGCTCGGTTTACACTTAAACTTACCCTCTGTACCATCCGTAAACCTAATGATCCGTAGAAACTTATTTGTAGGAAACCCAATAATCTTAGCCTCCAAGGTCTGCTTAACAGGTATATCCATTGTCTGCCTAATCATACCCTCGACAATACTAGGTTTCTTCTTCTCAGACCTTATATCAAGCTTCTCAAGTCTCCTAACCATCCTCTGACTAAGCTTATTAGCTCCAAAAGCTGTATGGACTGTACCAACCTTTAATCCAATCAATTGTGCAAACCTGACCTTAGTCATCTTATTATCCTTTAATATCTGATTCGCCTCCTCCTTATCCATGCCCCCTTGAACAGGTTTAACATTGACTTGTCAATACAATAAGATAAATAAATAATATGCCTAGAAATAAAAAGGTGGTTAAGGCACTTAGCAAAGACCTTAAAAACGATGTCATCGAAGCGGCCGTGAAAGTAGCAAGCAAACAATCAAGTGCTACCAAGCAAGGGGAAATAATTAATGAAAAGATGCTTACTGCCAAACAGAAAGACATCAGAAACTACTGCAGACACTTCCTTACCTACAAACTAGAAATGACTGAACAGGAGTTTGTCGGTGCTGTTGAGAGCAAACTATCAGCATTAGTGACTGACTCACTCAATATGCTTCACGACAAGCTAGATGATATACCACCTCAGAACCTACCCTATGCACTATCTATCCTGTTTGACAAGATGATGACTATCAAGGGCAGACCCACAAACATTACTGCATCCGCTAATGTAAAACTAGGCTCTTCAGATATGACTCCCGAAGAAATGAGATCCCTTCTCAAAAGAGAAACAAAGCCTAAAGAAACTGAAGTCATAGAGACATGAAAAGAAGAGGTAACCTCTATGAACAAAAGTTCTTCACAGAGGCACTATCTCGAAACCTAGAGGTATTTACTCCTCTTGGTGACTACCTACCACAAGACTGTATCATAATGAATCAGGCGGGTAGGATCTTCAGGATACAGATTAAAGGCACTAAAAACAAAGTAATAGATAAAGCTAATGGTGGTATGGGGAGATATATGATCACAACGGCAACAGGTAGCTCAAAGAAAAATACCTTGGATTGCACTAAGATTGATGCCCTAGCGGCCTATGTGGAGTCTGAGGATATTTGGTATATCATACCATGCCTAGATATTGACTCTGCCATCAGGATAGCTGTGTACCCCCATAATCCTGACTCTCAGGCTAAACATGAGAAGCATAAGGATAATTGGGATTACTTTAAACAAACTTACTAAGTAAAAGTATCCACAAAATGCGGACATTTTGCGGAAGTTTCCAAGGTTAGGTAGACTACACAAAGCTATACAAGTCTGCGCAAAGCTGTAGTTAGCTGTAGTATATTACCAATAAGAGGGCTATGTGGAGCAATGTGGAGCAGTAACCAAGGCTAGAGGGCTTGAGGGTTACAGGGTTATAAGGCTACAGGGTCACAGGGTCACAGGGGTTGCTATAGCGAAAAAAATTTGTGGGGGGTGTGATGAATATTAATATTTATGCCGAGCCAATCCTTAACCCCCTCCCCCCCTAGTTAGTATATTTACACTAATTACTAAGTAATCAAGTTGCTTTACAGGTGTAAAGTAGACGTAATCATTATTATGCGAAGTAAATGGCTATATATTTGATCATAAAACATGGTAAAAATGTAATACTGTCAGAAATGGCATAAAAATATGATCAGGTGATTAAGCAAATACACCAAATAAACCAAGTAAGCTTTTCCTTTTTTCATTTAAGCAAATAAAGTAAGCGCTTGTTAGTTTGTTCTTATTAAATAAATCAGCATCGGAGTGGAAATGGATTCTCAATAAGCCACTAAATCTACAGGAAATAAGCCATTTCCATTTTAGATGCCCTAGAAGGCTCTAGAATTGCTTTTACCCCTCTAGATGACCTTGTACCCTCGCAAACTCTAAAAACAATTTTGACCTCTTAACTTATTGTGAATCAACAACTTAGCTTGTTTTTGTATGTTATTGCTTTGTTTTGTTATGAGTAAAAGTGAAAATAAAGTTTGACCTTGGCATTATATATATAGATAGTAATCGGAATGACACACATGCTACACAAAAATAATTTACTAACTCAAACCAAGGATAATTAATGACAACTTACTATCTACAGCAAAAGAATGGCAAAGAGATTGAGACCCTCGCAACTTGCCAAGCCACGAACGCAAGTGAAGCTTCCAAACTATTCACTCAAAGAATAAGAAGTGATCGCAAGTTTAGGCAATTAGTTGAGCCAAGGGTCTCCACCAAGTGGACAAAGATATTTAGAGAAGGCTATCAAAATAATTAATCAGCAAACCAAGGATAAAAAGATAATGAACATGCAACAATTCAAACAGGTAATAAAAGCACGTCGCAAGGCACGCCAACTCAGGCACGCAAGGCGCTTGTCACTAGCTCAGGCTTTGCAATCTTTAAGAGAGAGGGGGGCGATGTGAGCAAAGAAATTTATTCTTTAAAGGATTTACTACTCGATGCAACAATTGATGAAAAGCTTAAACTTATGAGAAGAGCAATTGATAGAATAGAAAATGGTAAAAATATAAAGGTTAATAAGAATATAATCCAAGCAATAAACGAAACATTATGAGTAAAGATTACAAAGTATTACTGACAAGATATAAACTGAATGGCAATTGGATTGAATCCGAAAGCTTTAACCTAGAGCAATCAATTTTAGAGTATAGAAAATTGCTCAAATCTAGATTGAAGAAAAATCGACCTGATAGATATTCCTTTCAATATAGATTCAAACATCAAAACGATTGGATATCATCATGAGCAAAGGAGCAATAATACACGAAAACAAACGCTTTGTCACAATAGTGACATGGAAAACGTCCAACGTAAAAACAGGTCAAATGTCTCAAGTTTGGATTCTAAACAAAAATATTAATCCTGTTGAATCTGTAAAGACGGGCTTCGATGCTGTAAGTAATTGCTCAGGTTGTCCGTTCGCCAATGGTCAAGGTTGCTATGTTAATGTCGGACAAGCTCCACTTGCCGTCTTTAGAGCATGGCAAAGAGGATTATATGATCGTCTAGGCATTTCCGAATTATCGGAAGCATTCAAGGGTAAGTTTGTAAGATTTGGCGCTTACGGTAATCCATCCTTAATCCCTTTAGAGATCATTAAGCCAATTGCAAAGGCTTGCAAGGGATGGACGGGATATTTCCACAATTGGCATCTCATGAGTAAGGAAAGAGCCTTAGCATATGGTCAATATTTCATGGCATCCACAGAAACGGAAGAATCTAGGATCAAAGCGCTTGCAATGGGATTACGTGTATTTCACGTGTCACCGAATCAGCCTAGTAATTTTATTGAATGTCCAAGTGATTCACGTGGTATCCAATGCAAAGATTGCAGACTCTGTGATGGGCTTAATAAACGCGCTAAAAACATTTGGATTAATCCTCATGGTAGTAAGAAAAATAAAGCAATTGCACAGGCTATAGCTTAGTAATCATATAAATAGGAAAGGATAAAAATGAATGACTCAGAATGGCTAAAAAGTTTTAAAGACATGTGGAAATCTTGTCGGAATCCGCCGAGCTTGGCGGAATTGGTAGCAAGTGCAGATATTGACCGATTGATCAAGCTCGCCGAAAAACCAACGTTTGACGAAATTAGAAAGGGTTGTGACCACGCAAACTATTCAATCGAGGGGGGACAATATGGTGACAACATGGTGTACTGTCATGACTGCAAAGAATACATTGAGTTGTAATCTCACAAAATAAATTTGACTTCCATTAACCACATAAATAATAAATAAACCATGATAGTATTAAATAATGAAAACAGGGTCTTCACTGACTCACAAATTGAAACGCCAATTGCTCCACGTGGGTTTGAAATTCAGGACGTATCGCAATGCGAGAACGTGAATGATATCCTTTCCTTTTTAGATGTAAAGGATTACAGCAAGGAAGATATCCCTAATGTCTGTAAAGGATATTCTAGAATCCTTGACGATAGGGGTTGCCCCCTAGCAATCGTAAAAGATAGTTATGATTTATTGCAACCAATTGAAGCCTTTGCATTTATGGACGCGCTCAAGGAAACCATGGGGTTTGATTATAAAGAGTCAGGTTTCACCCATGAGGGTAGACGTCTATTTATATCCGCGTACAGCGGACAAATGCACGTTACTAAAAAGAAAAAAGGGGACGTATTGCAAAAGAGAGTAACAGCGCATACTTCATTTGATGGATCAAGTTCAACCATATTAAAAACTGAACTATTAAGGGTTTGGTGTAATAATGGATGTGCAACTTGGACTGATGACCAAGTAATCAAGGTTCGCCATACTAGAAACCAAAGGGCGATTATGAGCGAGGCACTTAGTCAGGCTACAGGGTTGGAGCAAGTTTTCTCTAAAATTGAGAACGATATAAATCACCTTGATAGTGTCAACGTGACAAGGGGACAAATGAGAAAAATGGCAAACAAGTATTTCAAAATTGATGGCAAACATGATGATGATATACCTACCAAGTCAAAAAATGGACGTGATCGCATGTTGTCACAATTCCATCATGAAACCTTGGGGACATTTGGTCAGACGGCATGGGATGCGATGAATGCCTACACAGCATACATGACCCACGATAGGCCTACTAGAAACACAAAGGGAGCATCTAAAGAGGAGAATCAATGGCGAGGGGCTTTCAGTGAGAAGGATTCGAGAAAGTTCAGAAACATAATCACGGAGGTAGTGGGGGCTTAATCCCTCACTACTCACATAAATAAGAAAGGGACAAAATTATGAAAGATAATACTATATTGGGAATACCTTACGAATCCCATCAAGAGAAAGATGGCAAGGTGATTATATTAAAGGCGAGCCAATACCATACACAAAAGATGATTGATAACGCGATTGAGAAAGTGCGTTCAAATTATGCAAACCGCAATCTGTCGAGAATTATCGTAAGAGTATATAAAACAGAATTATTTGCATAATTATGAGCCAATTAGATTTAGAATTTATCGGATTAATAATTACACAAATAGTGCTATATTCACCAATTATAAAAATATACTTGACCTCAAACAATAAATAAATAAGGATACAAAAATGGATAATACAAATAATGGATCAACCTCTGTTGTTACAGAGACAAACAATAACGCATGGCAACTAGTCATACCATCAAGGGATGATATTGATACCCTCATAAGCTTGCTAGAAGATTATAATGACGCTGATATTGATCAGGCTAAAAGTGACTTTGAATGCTCCTTTGAAGAGGCTCAAAGTGCCTACAATGAGGTAGTCGAGGAAGCCAATAACAAGCTAAGAGAGATCAGGCAATTGATTGAAGGGTCTGATTGGGGCAAATCATTGATCAATTATGCAAATGAGCATGATGGATGCAATCCAACCTTACATAAATTACTATATGGACTGACAGGCATTGATGACTTCCTGTCTGATGTAGATACACATGATAAATGCTTGGAGTTTTATAGTAATGGTCACGAGGGTAATTCTGATGACCTCGGCTCGGTCATTGAAGACCTAGAGGCACTCGAAAAGTTTGAAGAGGTTGATGAGACTCTCGATCAGGATACTGAAGGTTGGGGGGACAATCAGGATATATTTGATATATATCTGCAACTTGCATCCCTACCTATTGAGAGAGCAAAGGCACTTATTACTCATGTGATTAGCAAGACAACCTATGACACTCATAAGGATTTTAGATATCTGATCAAAGAGTTGGCTCATCATTTCGGAGTACCTACTGAATTGACTGACAATAACTGCCTGTTCAATGAGGTAAAAGTCGTAAACGTGGGGAACTAACAATGACTGAAGAACAGAAAAAACTAGTCGCTCAACTCGAAGAGTTCCTACTCAAACTAGGTAATGAGCCAATCATCATAGGCACAGGAAGGGATAGTAAATCTTTTCAAGTATTCCAAGATGAGTTCAGATTTGATATCGATTCAATGACAGGAGCTTGGACTTGGTGGATACCTAACCATAACCTACAAATCAGATGTACACTAGGTTGGGATGATGAATGGCAACTACCCTTTGAGATTGAGAAAGGTGAACTGCTACACATGGATAGGATGCTCGTTGGTGACCTCAAGACTTTACCAAGGGTAGTGAACTTTTACTTCAATAGTCTTAATCGGATGTATAGTGATTGGCTAAAGAATGAACTATAAGATCCGAGAAGTCACTCGATTGGATGTAACTCCATTTGTGATCGATATCCACTATGCTCACCGATTTCCATCGGCATCCCATTATTTTGGGATGTTTGATGGGGATGAGTTGATCGGAGTCATTCTATATGGATCACCCCCAAGTCACTCATTGACAATTGGAGTTTGTGGTAAGGAATACAAGCATCAGGTAATAGAGTTGCAGAGGTTGGTCTTGAAATACAATCGCAAGAATGAGGCAAGTTATTTGATAGGTGGATCATTCAAATTACTTCCAAGACCTAAGATAATTATTAGCTACGCAGATACTAGTCAGGATCACTTAGGCAAAGTATATCAGGCAACCAATTTCATTTACACAGGCTTGAGTGATAAGAGAACAGAATGGCAAATGGTTGAGGAGACGATTGAATCTGATGACATGTTTATGGATTATGAAACGACCAAGCCTCTTCACTCTAAGACCATTACAGAGAGATACACCTTGGCATATCGACAGGCAAACCCTGATAGGTTCAAGGTTGTAGATCGGCCACAGAAGCACAGATACATTTATTTTCTTGGTAGTAAAACCGAGAGAAAAAACTACATGAATAAACTAAATTACAAAATACAAGATTACCCAAAGAAAGGATAAAAGATTATGACATATGTTAGTAAAAGTATAGATAACAGAACAGCGAAAGGAATCCTCAAGGATTTCATGGATAGACGAATGTCTTACCAAGCACTAATGCTCAAATATGAGTTGCCAATCAGGGACATTAAATTCCATTTAAGTACCCAACTTGACATCCCTCAGAATAGTTTAATTTCTTACAGAAGTTTAAACAAGATTGCACTTACATCTAAGGGTAAAATTAAATCAAAAGTGATTGGAATAGTTGTAGATGTTTTAGCATTCAGATTGCATCAATTAATAAGCGATGAAGAGATGCCCAAGAAAACATTTCAGGAGATTGGGAATGATCATGGAGTAAGCAAGCAAAGGGTTGAGCAGATACAGGCTCAAGTGGTTGAGCATTTGGAAGTCAAATTGGAAAGGAACTTAGGATGACAATCACAGGATACTTATGCTTTATGCTAGTACTAATCATACTGATAACACTTATGTATCGAGATTGATGAGCAAGCAAAATAACGATGATGACCTGTTACCAAAAATACTACTTAGCCTATCTTTCTTTTTTGTATTCAGGATAGTAAAGTGGATGTTCAACAGAGGTTGGTTTAACAGGTTTTTATAAACAGATGAATAGTGAGGTGAATAATGAGTTTTAATAAAAAAGAATACATGAAGGAATATAATAAAAATTACAGGAAAAGGTACAGGGAAGATCCTGATAATATAATTAAAATAGCAGAGGTAGGAAAAAAATATAGAGAGGAAAATGCAGAAGCTATTAAGAAAAGAAGGATCGAAAGTAGAAAAAAGAACAGGGAGAAAATACTTCTACAAAAGAGAGCTTGGTATCAAAGAAATAAAAAGAAAATACTTCAATCACAAAAGGATAAGAAGTATTGGAGGAGGTACAGAAAGTTACAATATAATGCACATATACTTACATATAATGATGCAACAAGAGAAGAAAGGATGCGGAAAGCGATAGAGAGGTCACAAAAGAATTATCGGGAAAGTCCGAATGGTAAGGTTGCTGTAAAGCTTAGACGTGCATTACTTCACTATGTTAAAAACAAAACAAAGTCTTCGATAAAACTATTAGGATGCACAATAGAAAAAGCATGTGATAGTTTGGAATCCAAATTCAAAGAAGGGATGGATTGGGAAAACATGGGTAGAGGTGGATGGCATATTGATCATATTATCCCATGTGCATTCTTTGATCTCACAAAGCCGAGTCACCAAAAGGTTTGTTTCAATTGGCAGAACCTTCAACCATTATGGGAATCTGAGAACTGCTCAAAGAGTAGTAAGATCCATTGGTCAATTGTTTTAACCATACTGATAAACAATTACAAAACCATTGAAGTATAGATGACATAACCTAACCAACCCCGTACCCCCTCTTAAAAGCGTTTTGTTTTGAGACATGAGCCTAGACCCTCGTAATCAATCAAAACGCTTTTTTGGTGCTTTCGGGAGGCTAATTCAGCCTATTGGGAAGATTAACGCTGAACAATCCATGAGCCTTGTCGAAGTCCAACAACTCATCCAACCCATTTTGTCCACCTCTGTTCTTAGCAATGTGGCACTTGATTACTTCGATTGGTTGATCAAGTGATTCCTCATCCTCATCCCCATCCTTGTGAACGGAGAGAAGCATTGCAGTATCACAATCCTGTTCGATTGCCCCTGACTCACGAAGATCGGATAACATGGGATCTCGACCTGCCGTTTCCAAATTCCTGTTCAATTGGCTTAGGGCTAAGATGGGTACATCAAGTTCCATTGCCAATTGCTTTAATGACCTCGATATAAAATCGACCTCTTGAGTCCGTGACTTGAATCCATGCGCTGACAGGAGTTGGAGATAATCAATCACTGCAAGCCCCAAGTCACCCTTTGCTCTCTCTTGGAAAAGAAATGCTCGGAAGGAATCCAATGTCGCTTTATTATCATCCTTGAAGGTCAGGGGAAGATTACTCATGCGATTAACACTTTCCTCAATCTTCTGCCGTTTCGATTCAGTCAGGTCACCTTTCTTTCTCGGACGATAGACCATTGAGTCACGGACAAGCATCCGACCTGCACATTCGGTTGCCGACATCTCTAGGGAAGCATAGGCGACCCTGTATCCTTTGGAAGCAACCTGATGGGAGAACTGAATGGCAAGTGCTGACTTACCAATCCCCGGCCTTGCCCCTAATGCATACAACCTACCCCTTTGGAAACCTCCACCGAATGCAAAGTCTAAAGTTTTAAATCCTGTGGATACTGCTGTTGAGTTGCCCTCATCAATAGCAAAGAACTCATCCCTTGCTTTCTTGACTGCACTACTCACCTTGCTTTGCCCACTCCCTGACGATAGTGCCTTGGCTACCTTGCTATTGAACTGACCTGCAATATTCTCAACTGATGTTCCTTGCTCTAGTGCTTCCATCGCTTCCTTGAGAGCCAAGTCAGTTATCCTTTGATTTCTTGAGGAAACCAATTGCTCAACATACCGATCAATCTTTCCCCCACCATAACGCTCAGATAGAGCTAAAGCCTCTTGAGAGCATTCGGGTAGCTCAATGCAGACATCAACCTCATTGATATCATGCTTCTGATTGATGAGATTGAAGATCTTCTGATGAGCCTCTGATGAAAAATCAGATTCAGTGAGTAGCTCGCAAGCCTTGGCACTTGATAATCCACTATCATCTCGTAGACACGCAGATAGTACTGCCTGTTCAGATATCTGATAATCCATCAGTCTAAGGAGATTCGATTAACCTTAGTGGATTTGCTAGAGGAAGGAACTTTATCCTTTAACCAATTCCTACAGGCATTCCTGTAGCAAGCAATCCAATCGACATATTTCTTGTCACCTGCTTCAGCCCAATTACGAAAGTACTCAACTGCTCTTTTGTGATCAAGGTTCTCATCGCTTGCGATGGTTACCGGGGGATTGAAATCTTTGGGTATGGAACAAGCACGTTTTTTGGGAGTTACCTTTTTTTTCTTTTTTTCTATATAATTATTAGTAACTTCCGAAGGAAGTGTCGCGCGTACGTGAGGGATATCGCCCAAAATGTCCGCATTTTGTCCGCATTTTGTCCGCAAAACTTCCACATTTTGTCCGCATTTTGTGGATAAAATATCTGCGAAAAGTGAACGGATTGCCGAGGTAAAAGTGGAGTATCTGTCCTTATTATTATTATAATATTCATACAATTTATCATGTAATTCATTATCAATTCTTATCCTAATTTCTTTTTTCATTTCATTATTCCCAACTTTTCTTGTTTAATAGTGTTAAAAAATCATCCAATTTGCATGTAAAAAGTATGTCTGCATTGTTCTTTTTATGGATGACACATGGTGCTTTTTCACCTGAATCTTTGATCGATTGTAGCATAGCATTATCTATATTTAATCTCTCAACTGCCTTGCATTCTATGTGAAAAGGGAAGTCGCTACTGACCACATCAGGTGAGTCAGGACTCCCTGCAAATTGTTGTCCACGCCTTGCAGGGAATCCATTATCACTTAATATATGTGCAACTTTACGCTCAAACGCTTTACCTTTTCGATTTGCGTTTATTTTTTTTGCCATCTGTTATTGCTTTAGTTACCTCGTTTATATCATACAGGGTTTCTCTTCCTACTATCTGTTTCTCTAACCCCTTTATGTACTTACTTATTGTGTTCCTTGATAGTCTAAGGTGCTTTGCCAATTTAGTAATCGACATCTTTCCATGAGTTATTTTATTGCTCATGTCAAGCACCTGAACACTATCAGGGTATCCATCCCATACTCCTGTTTCCACACATTTTGCCCATTTAGTACAGGCTTGCTCCATCATAGGAATATATTTCTCTACATCATCGTTGGAGATCTCATATATACCTGTCAGATATGGTGGAGTTTTTTCTACCGCAAAGAATATAAATCTCTTTGGGTTCTCACCACACAATCTTAATCCATGTAGATACCAAGCGGCCTGAAAAGCATAACCATATTTATGTACGCTTCTCTTAAACTCTCTTGGACTCGCATCTGTAGTGGATTTAAGATCAATGATTGTTCCATCTGATGGGGAGTAATAGTCAGGTCTTACCTTGCAACTTGCACCCATAAGCTCAAAGAATCCTGTGCCTTCAATTATCTTGTCAGGCTCAGATAGATAACTCTCTAAGAATGGATGCTCCTTAGCCTCTTCGGACATCTCTATTACTTTATCCCAATCAGATGGACTCAACCATCTCTTTTGTGGATTTGATTTCTCAATCAACTCAAACGCTTCTTTATAGTGTTTTGTCCGAGATGATTGACCATCAATTTCGCTTGGCTTCACGGCATACTCTTCATCGAGCTTATGTGGCTCAAGTGTAGCAGTATGAAACGCTCCACCAATAACGAAATGAGGGGCATCAGTTTTTGTTGTTTGTTGTTTGTGTCGCACAAGCTTTGGGCAAGTGTTCAGCAAGTCAAATGCCGTACTCCTACCCAATTCAGGTCTTGAATGATACTCGCTATTGCTTATATCAACCTGTAGCATTGTCCTTGATCTGTTTCAGGGTTACATCAAAACTAGACCTTTGTATCTCCTCCTTCTGAGGTGATAAAGCCCTTGTAGATACATTACTTTTACCAAGTCTCTTGAGGTTTGCAATCTTTGCATGAGCAATCCTTGGATCATGTCCATCCAATAGATACCTGTGTAATGTATCCATTGCATCAATAGCATCCGCTACTGATCCCTCAAACTCATACCTAGATGGACTACTATGTACCTCAATAGTAAACTTTCCACTCATGATTCGGGCAATGGATCGCCACCATCAAACAATGCTTTTGTATCGATTGTTGTTGATGCAAGCTTTTGCTTGATCTCATCAGTCAACTCCTTCTCCTTGCATGGAGTAACCTCATACTTAGTCAGCATCTGCTCACCTTCCTTCTTTACCTTGATATCATAGTTACGAGGATCTCCCCACTCAGGATCATTTGCCAACTCACGAATCTTTGTCCGTATAGTTGCCTGAGTAATATTCCAAATCTGAATTGCTTCCACTTGGTAATTCCAAACAGGAACTGCCATGAATACTTTTGGATCATCATTGAAATCCAATTTAGGTGCTTCTGCTTTAAGATCCCAACGATGAACTTTCTTACTATCATCTCCACCTGTCCATCCTTCTTTGCCGAAGATGAGTAATCCATCATCACCTCCACCTAATAAACGAAGACGATTTTCACCATCCTGTAATCTTACATACTTACCTGCTTTAACAGGCTCTTCACTAATGTTGTCTAAGAATCCCATAATATTATTTTTGTTTATGTTTTAGTTATGCCCTTTTGGGCGAGAGATTTGAACATAAACAGGTATTGCACAAATATGTCAACACATAAAAAAGCTACCCCCTCTCAGAGGTAGCTACATAATAAGGATAATATTATGAATAATGAATGTAAGTACAATCTACCTATATCGGTGAAAGTGTCAAGGGTTAGTTGGTTCTAGGTTGGGTCGAGTGATTCGTTTCCTAATAGGTCTTTTAGGTATACGCATCCTAATCTTAGTCCTTTCCTCGTCACTCATGTCTAAAATAGATTGCACCTGATCTAGCACAAACTCCCCAACATTTTCATTTTTATTTCTTGTGGCTAATTCATACACTGCCATAATTCTATTTGCTGAAAGACCTTTTTTTCCTAACGATGCAATATCTTCCTGTAACTTTTTTATATTGTTAACACCATAGGCAGAGTCTTCAATATCATATCGTTCGCGCTCAGAAAGAATTTTCTTAGATACCATAGCATTTAAGAAATACTGATCTCTACTTCTTACAGCTTTAGGCGTTTTTACATCCTCAAGAAGTCTTTTCATTAAGACAGGATCTCTCGTAGCTTCAATAAGTACCTTTCTAAGTTTATCTTTTGGTAATCTAGACATTAGGTCTTTACCGGCCTTAGAGAAAATTGATGAAATAACTAACTCATGTCCAATCCCACTAACTATAGGGCTTGCCTGTGCGACAAATACACCTCCAAGTCTCCCCATAATATCAGCAAGTGCATCACCTTTGGGTAAAAGGTCTACAGCTTCACTAGGGGCAATGCCTTCTCTAATTAAGAGATTTTTTTCTAGCTCAATAGCTTTATCTGCCATTAGCTTTATAGAATTAATCTGTTCCTTAGTGAATATTTTAGCAGATAATAAATCTTGTTCGAGTGTTGTCTTGCCTTGTTTTTGCTCAAGCAAATCTTTAATATTTTTACCACTTATAAGATTTAAATCTGCTACCTCTTCTCCATAAGGCGTATACTTTCTTTTAAGAAAAGATTTATTAATCAAATTTTGCAGTACAGAATATTGTACACCTTCAAGAGCTTGAATTGGGTCTTGCTTATGGAATTGCTTTCTTTTGATTAAATCTGTTAGCTTAAATAATTCTTTTTTTCTATTAGTGCTACTAAATAAAGTTTTATCTATAAACTCCTTAACGCCACTTAAATTTCTAGGACTTGGTTTTGTATCTAAAATGTTTTGTAAAATTTTTTGTGTTGGCGCTTCATTCATTTGCTTATGATATTCTTGCATTTTTTTCACGAATAAAGCCTGATTACGGGGTTCACTCAAAGCATCATACATACCAAGGGCTTTTAAACCTTCTTGGTTTTTAATCATAAATGTACTTAATTTATCAGCATCAACCAATCCATTTGGGTCAATAGCTTTATCAACTGCGGCTAAATAAAACTTACCTAGTGGGTTGGCATTTTCTTTAGACAATATTTGCCCTCTAGTTGCTACTAATAAATCGTTAAATGTGTTGTATGCTAACTGCTCTCCGCCAAGCAATTTTTTTTCTAAGATCAAATCAGGCTTAGGTAAATTACCTTGACCACTTTTTTTAAGTAATTCGGATACAACATCTATATCCAAAAAACCATATTTATTTCTAGTGGCCGCATTTGCTATTCTTATTTGAGCGCCAAATCTTTTACTGATTTTATTTAAATCATTGTACACACCATTTTGCATAATGGTTAACTCTCTTACTAGGGGAAGATTGTTTGCATTTTTTGCTTCTCTTATTCTTTTCGATAATTCTTTTTTTGCATCGATTAAGTCACCTGAACTTACACCTCTAGCTTTTACGGGATCAATGGATTCACCGATATCTCTTACTGCCCTAAGTTTACTTAAGGACTCAGGAACAAAAGGTGTAGACCCTTCGTCAATAAGGCTAGATATTGCCAATTGAGTTTCATTAGTTTGTGCATTTAGGGTTCTATCAAGCTTATTCCATTGTGAAGTTTCATAATCATCAAGTTGTTTGAGATTTTTATCTATAATCTTTCTGATTTGTACAGCACTACTTTGTTTTGCAAGTGGTGCATTTGGCGATTTAACTAATCTTGCTTGTTTTTGTAGGTTTTTTATTTTAGTAATCTCATTACTAATCTTAGTGCTAAAAAGTGCATTTATTTGAGCCACTCTAGCATCTGCAATTTCCCTTACTATTTCAGGATTTGCACCTTCAATTTTTAAAACATTATCAAAAGCATTATTTAGTGTGACTACTGCATTTTTTGCCTCCTTTGCCGCCTCTTCACTTACATCAGGAATGTTGTTTATTATTGCAGATTCAATTGCAAGTAACTCCTTGTTTCCTGTTAATAAGCCTACAGATGTACCCGGTAGTTTACCCTCAACTAAACCCTGTTTACTTATTGCTTCACTTAAAACTTTTATAGCTTCTGATGGATTCATATCCACCTTTGCAAAGTATTTACTTAATTCCTTACTGAGTTCAGCTTCTATTGCCTTATCTCCTTGCAGTAACATACGTGCTACTTTAGTAGCTTGTTTTGCTGTCCTTGGTACAGCTTCTCTTGTTATGGAATTTAAGAAAGAAGTTAAAGCAACTCCACCTGATGCTACAAGCGGAACAGGTGCTAATGTTCCAATCATCCTTGCATTTTCATTACCGGGTGCTATTTTTTCCGCTACCCCACCACCTAAAGCTTGTAGTGTGGCTACACCTGTTTCCACACCTGCATATGCTAATGGATTTTTAGCAAAAGCTTGAACTTGATCATTAACTGCTTGCTTAACTGCAAAACCTCTTCCCTGACTCATTGCAACAGGAGTGGGTGCAAGTTTGGCAAACCTAGCAGATATCGCTTGTGGAGCAAAGAAACTCATACCTATAGCCAACTCCTCTCCACCTACGGCATATGGCCGTAACCTTGATGGCATATCTCCAAGTGTGGCAGGTTCAGATGTACTCTGTACGCCTAATATTGCTTGCGTTATAGGGTTTAAGATTCTTGGCTTAGAATCATCTGCTGTTGGTAAACGCTCGGAACTATAATATCCACCTCCTAGACCCTGCAGGCTTCTGCTTAGGTTTTTTGAACCAAAAGGACTTTCACCCTCGGACATACCTAATCTATTTGCTATAGCTTGTGATATATCAGGCAAAGCGCCCATAATATCTACACCTTTTTCTTGGAAACCACGACCTATAGTATCAATTTGTTGAGCCAAGCTAGGATCTTTTTGTGTCTGCTCCTGTAGAGCAATCGACATCCTTTTTGCTCTTTCAGCATTTAAAGACTCATAGTGACTTTTTGCCTCTGCATAGCCTACTTCTCCTTGTAATCCAATATTTTCTCCTAAATAATTTTGAAATTTACTATGTTGATTATCAAGATCTTTATTGCTTAATCGAGAAGGATCAAATGGTAGTTTAGTATTTTGTTGCTCATCCATAATTATCGGGCAAGTATATCGAGTGGGCTAATATTCGAATTTGTTTTATTTGTATCTCTTGGCAAACTTTGAAGCAATTCTTCACTTTGTAAAAGAGCATCTACATCAGATAAAGAACCCATGCTACCATCTGAAGGAATGTCACCATAGTATCGATTAACTATTTCTTCTATGATTGGTAGATTAGCCTCGATTCCTTTCTTGGTACTCATAGCTTCTGCAAAAGCTTCTGTTTTGGGATTGAGAGTTCCTATAGCATCATTTGCTCTATTCAACTGATCCCTTAATAAACCTACAGTTTCTGCCATCTTTGCCATGCCTTCTTCAGGATCATCGGATGATAAAGGTATACTTCGTTCGATTCGTTTAATCTGATAATCCGTCATCTTTCCACCAAACGTCTCCATCAAAAGTGGTTCTAATGTTCTACCAATAGTAGTTATTCTCTGTGATGCAGTTAATTTTTCCTCACCACCTTCCAAGATAGTATCAGGGAGTGTTCCAATGCCCACATATCTTGCGGCACTTTGTATAGCGTCTTCAATTTGGCGAGGTATTGTTCCTCTGAAACCTCTTTCAGGATCAACCATTTTAATAGTAGGTGTAGCGATTGGTGTTTGATCAACATCCACCACATTCTCTATTCCTGTACCAAGAATAGAAAATTGACCTGTCGTTGGATCTTTCCGAAGTAATGTAGTGCCTCTTCTAAATAAATTGGGCACAGCTTGACCACCCACTTCAGTCACAGGTTGTACTTCTTGAGATGCTTCTATTTCTTTCTTTTCAATTTCAGCAATTTTTCCTCTTGCTTCCATTTCAGGAGGAAATACTTTTCGCATTTTTATGTCATCGTCCCTCTGTCTAATAGATTCCGCTAGACTAAGTACGTCTTTCGAGATACCTAGCTGCTTAATAACTCTATCGAATATCGATTGCTCTTTCTTAAGTTTTTGGTTCTCCTCAGATATTTCCATGCTTGCAAGTGTTGCCTGATCAGCAATTTGGGCACTACGCAATTTCTGTGTAACCCCAAGATTCTGCATAAAACTTAATGCTTCTGTTCTTCTTTGTGTCAATGGAATCTCAGGATCATTTATTCTTGCATCTTGTGCTTCATATAGATCAGCAAAGTCATCATCAGCTTTTGCAAGTGTTTTAAGAGCCATTGATACACCTTTGATCTGCCCCTCAGACTCTTTGTTACGCTTCTTAGTATCAAAGTAAGTAGTAGCCAAACCACCTAAAGTCTGCCCTATTTGCTGACCAAGCTGACCTTGTACTCTACCTGCTTCCAATATTGCCGAGGGATCTATCCTCATCAACCCCGCCTGTACTGTATCTCCTATTGCCATAGTTATTTCCTTCCCGCTAAGAATCCTCCTGCTATTGAACCTAACCCACTTAACAATCCACCTGCCATTCCACCTGCCGCCTGTTCTCTAGCCGCATAAGTGGCGGCGTTGTAATTAGCTCGGTTAGCCAACTCTTGCATACCAATATTCACACCCGCATCAGGATTTATTCGAGTCACCTGTTCCTGCGGTATGCCGAACAAAGCCGCCCTTGCTCCGTATCCCTGTTGCGTGTAATTGCCTCCACCCCTCGCCATCATTAATGGATCGACTGAAGTGGCACGATTTAAGTTACTTGCAAAACCTCCAAGGCTTTGTGCCTGTTGGCGATTCTCGCGAAGGATATCACGAAGGTAGTCTTCCCTACTCATCGCCTCTGCCGCAATCGCCGCATTGTCCATGTCGCGTCCGCGAGCTACCAATGACTCCCGAGCCGATTGAGTTGCCCTGCGTCTCATCTCAGGAGATAAATCCTGCATCTGTGCTTCCTGAAACGCTTGGTCGGCCAACTGATTAGCCTGCTCCACGCGAGCCTGCATAAGCGGATCGGATGCTCTAGCCGCCTGTGTCATGTCAGCACCGAATCGATTCATCAGAGATATATCAGTACCCGCCTGACGCTCGGCCATGCGACCACCAAACTCCTGTGCCCTCATAGCCTCCTGTTCGGCTAGGCTTGCCATCGGATCAGCGGCTCTTCGGGCAAGACTCATCTGTAAATCCTGATACTGAGGATCGTATGTCTGACGAGTCTGTAAGAGTTGACCCTGTAGAGTGGGGTCTGCCATTGCAGATACATAATCGCGGGCAGATTTACCGACATCTAGTTTCTCTAATTTGGGTGGTGCTTTACCCCCACCAAAAAGTTTCTGCAAGAAGTAGGATGGAACCCCTGAACTATTTACCGGCTCACCTGCTCCTCCGGCATCTTTGAGCATTTGAGCTTCTGCCGAATTTATGTAAGCGAGTGACTCACCTTCGGGAGCATTCTCATTTAAAAGCAGAGCGGCCTGTGCCAATGGATCTTTGATATTTTTCTTCTTCATGGCTATTAAGTTTTAATTATATAATTTAAAATGATTGTGGGCTGAACATTGTTGTGAGCGCCACCGCCTCCTGTTGAACCACTGACAGTGCCCGGCCCGTTCGATAATACATAATCTTGACCTGGGTCATTGGCTGAACCCCCATCACCCCCATCGGGATCAATATCAGTTAGACCGCCATGCGTGTGAGATGGCATTTCTGAGGTTGCAAGGGTGTGTTCTTGTGTTCCATTTGTGCCTCTACCTGTATCACCTGGGTCACCATTGTTTGCACCTAAAACCACACCATTTATATTTGCCACAGATGATGATGTCAGTCGGCTCGCGGTGAGGCCATTCATATCATCCTTACCCGCAATCACTCGACCTCGTAAATCAGGTAAATTGAAATTACTACCTGTGCCCCCATAAGTTAACCCAATTGTATTGTATAATGCTTCGTAGTCCGCAATTGCAACAGACTGTCCACCACAAAACAACCATTCGTCATTAGGAAGATTCTCTCCGGCAAATGGCATGACTGTCCCTGTCGGCATTATTGAGCTTATGGCAGTGGTTGCCAATTTGTCAGATGTCACCGCTCCATCCTTTATATGATCCGTAGTGACTGCACGATTATCATCGATACTCGCACTGCTTAAAAGTTCATTTCCTGTTATTCCGTTATCAGGAACTTTTAGTTTTCCATCACCATTGTTTTGTCCATTATTGTAGAACTCATTGTTTACAATGATAGTAGACCCGTCAGCAGGTTCCTCAAAAGTCGCGAGATCCGCGATGTCCATTAACTTTTGTGATGTAACTTGATCACCCGATGAAAATTGTTGTCCTGTTTTAAGTATTGGCATTTTTTATCTCTCCTATTGAACTGAAGTTGTTGAACGATCTGTAATTCTAGCATCCACCTTCGTAGCCCGAACATAGGGTCTACCATTAGATGGTTGGAAGTCTGCTTGGATTCCGAATCCACGCTTTCTGACGCGAAGCCTGACAGATGCATCTTCAGCAGTTCCAAGCTCATTGCCGAGCAGTGTAGTTAAGTTTATAGGTTCGCTCGTTGAGTCGGGATCTTCTGCGATGAAGCGAATATCACCATTGGATGGATTCGATTCACTAGATTTAATCTGAAATTCTGCCCGACTGAAATTCTTGCGATCCATTGAGTCGGCATCATATTGCCGTGTGGTTAGCTGACTTACCACATCAATACCAGGATCATCTTCGGGTCTTTGTCCCGCTTTCTGAGATACCTTATCCGAGCCTTCCAACGCATCCAATTTATGTACTCCACCTTCGAGAGTTGTAAGATACAAAGCATTCTGCGAACCCTCGCGAGCTACCAATAAATCGCGGATCGCGAAGTCTGTAGAGTTCACGCTATCAATGCTTTCAAATCCCTGATTGATGAAGTTGTATATTAAAATCGTGTTTAGTTTATTCGTATCCCCGGCACCAGGTTCCGAGTCAAGTGGTACTGCGAGCCAATAGCGGTTATTGAAATAAACTCCGACTGACAGGTATGCAAAGTCCTGATTTATGCGGTCAATGTAGGGTTGAATAGTTTCGGACAAAGGTGTGCCTGTACCTCGCAGATTATACTCATCAATAAACTCTACTCCATAAATCCCTTGATCAGATAGGAACATAATTTGATTGGCTACCTGTACTATTGACTTACGAGCAGTTGCCCCCACTTCATCTGTTACCTGTGTGGTTTTTACATCCGCTAAAGATCCACTCACACCCGTCATCAGATGAATAGATTTACGATT